GTCCCATGTGTCTGACGAGGGGGGGGGTTCGAGAACCCGTTGCACGCGGTATTCTGGTTTAACCGTAGGCACCGTCGATTGATCAGGTACACCACTGCACCCTTCCACTGAAGCGGGGTGGCATGCCTTAAGAACCCAGGCGGCAGCGTCACCAGTGACGCCAACGCTCTCCAGCCGTTTTTGTACGATCGACTCGATTGAGGACATGGGGGGCTACCCATATAGTACTATTAGAACCTGTACAAAGGTGTTCCACTGGCAAAGAGCGGTCGTGAACCCGCTACCACAATGCCTGCTCGTCTCGGTCCACTAGGTCGTTCAAGTCCACGGCACAGATTCGTTCAAGCACCGGGTGCTTGAGTATACGAGGCGAATAGTCAGCGGTCAGGGCTAATTCGGCCGACTCGATGTCAGCATTCGTTAGACCGTACCGCTCCTTAAACGCCTCGCGAGTCACGTCGTCCGATTCGAAGTTGGCATCAAAAATGATGAGACTCTTCTTGTCGAACGAACACGACTCTCCAGTGACGTAACCCCTCAACCAGGGATCGATGATCGGGAAGCCCCTCATGATGGAGAGGATGCCTTGGGAAACCGAACTCAAATAAGCGCCAGTCAACTTCTGGCTGGGGGGGTTCACCGTCCACATAAGCCTCGCTAGAAGCCTACCTGGTTTTGGGACGAAACCCCATCCTTTCGAGTTCGGAAAGAAAACTCCTGAAATGAAAGATGCGTGCCGCACGTCCTTAAAGGTGCGGTACTCCGGCACAATGCCATACGTCGCTTCGATGTCTGCGAGAGCTTTAGCTTCAAAGTCGCCCTCGATTATAGCGAGCAAATCATCACCCGCAACGATAACATCTCCTTTGAGTCCAAGCTTTTCCATGGACTCACAGGCGATGATACCGTTCATCAACGAATTGTACAGTGTGGTGTCGTTCTGTCCTGACTTCGTGGTGTGAGATAACTTATACTTCATCCGGCTGGTCTTGAAGCTCGCCAACCCGACGACTTCATTACCATCCTGGACGAACTTCATGAAATCCGCACCGCAAAATTCATACAGCTTCATCCTCATCCCATGGTGCAAGCGTTGCATGCACCCATCCCAGTTTTTGCCGTCTCGCTCATAGACGGTGGGGTTCGGTATGTCAGCCAAGCATTCACCCAACCAACGTCCGAGGGCGCTGGAGTTCATGCCACTGGCTATCGTCAGCCTAACCCCGCCGAATACTTCACGGCGTTGGAATATCTCGGTATACGTCTTCTGCAAAGCAGTGAATTCCGGTCCATAGATGGCCTGAGTCAGCAAGTTCGGATAGTACTGAATGCACCTGGCCTTAGTTGGGAGTTTATGGTTGCCTTCTCTCTTCACCATGCACTTAACCCAATTAGCCCTCAGTGTATCATACATCTCTGACACGCTTATAAGCCTCTGCTTAACAAACGGCCACTTATTGATCCAATTCTTCCACCAATACGGCAATTTCTCAACGTACAGGGTTGCCGCTTCCTTGACGAACGCATCATAGTGTCCGAACGAGAAAGCGGCTGTCGCAGCAGGCGTTTTTGTTCCGTGCCTGTTGCACATGGCGTTGTGGGCGTTACACGGGCACTTTCTACACACGTAACTGATCCTAGTGGCCGTACTCAAGAGTGTGGCCCCGATTGCATCGGGGTCACAATCTCTCTTACTACCCTTGATCGTTATGACGCAGTTGTCGCCCAACTTCGCTTCATCGCCAAACCCTAGGCAGACGGTGTCGCCAACGTTGCTATCAAGCCTAGTTGAACCATAACCGTCCGCCTCTTCGTACTCCCTGGTGCGAAAGAGCTTCCTCTTCCCCACGACTTCCTCACCTCCCAAACCCTCAAGGTGCATCCGCTCTCTGAGCCCTGCTACATGGTCCGTCACCGAACGGCACTTGTTGGAGATTAGTAGTTGGGCATGCTTGGCAACAAATCCGGGAACTCCGAAGATGAAACCAACAACCATTCCACAATAGATGAGCCTATCCAAAGGCTTATCTGACTCCCACAAATCCCGCTTGGGCATCGAAGGGGGCTTGATAGACATCGCGGCATACTGCGCCACGGTTCGATCAATAGCCCTGTCGACGCGGATCTTAGCTTTAGCTGTCTCTAGAGCTTGATCACACACTTGATCCACCACTTCTGGAACCGTCTTGTCCAGAATCCGAGCCACACCGGCCGTCGCGTTGACGATCACTTCTCGCGAGCCCACGTCACCCCTGAACAATGCTGGGGACGTTTTGACAGCGACTTGATTGTCAATCTTGACCACGACGGCCGTAGGCAAAGGAACTACACCACTAGGATCAGGCTTGGGCCCGCGAGTCAATTTGAAGTCGCAAAGGGTGAAGCCAAAGACGTAAACTAACGTCTCATTCTTCTCCCCAAACGCCCTCAAAACCGAGCCGCAAGCTCGAATCTGCCTGCCTAATCGATCCGTGTAGAGGAACCCGTTCAGCATCCACGCCGGGTCCCTATGGTGGTACTTCGTACCCGTCGCCCCGCGCGGCCGCATCGTGACCATCCCACCGGTGTTGGTGTAATCGAACTCCTCACAGAGTTGTCCAACTTCATCCGGGTAAAGATGAGAAATCACGTACGCCGCGTCGCCCGGGCTAACGCACTCAAAACTCGCCGTCTCGAGGTAATAATGTGAGTGACAAAACTCCCAATTAACCCCTGTGCGGTAGGCTTGAGTGCCGTAATACCCAAAAGCATCGGGGACAACGGGCATCGGGCAGTCACACTCGTTCATTCTATGATAACACCCACCAACCCGAGGGTTGGTGGTGACGAAGGTGTCTGGG